CCAAGACCATGATACCTGCCAACTCTAAATCCATTTGGATTCTCAGTTAGAAAATTCGTCATATCAATAGTGGTAAAGCCGGTGAAGTCACTCACTGGCACACCGTCCTTTACGATTCCTATATTGGTTGCCAGTGAGTTTACTTCAAATTGTAGAGTTCTGGTTGCCGCATCAACGCCACCCATATGGCCAACGATCTCAGCTAATGGCTCTGTGTGCTGATCGTCTGATATGCCTTCGCCAAGCACATTGTAGATTATCCATTCAACCGAAGATCCATCAATAATCTTTAGAGCCAAGCCTCTACCTATCATGTCATAGAACTCTAAAAACTTGGCACCGAACAAACAGTCTGGAGAATGAGCTGTCCATGTAGCCGCTGCGGCTCCTGTCTCATCTCTATTCCAAATTAAAGTTGCAGGCCCCTTGCTTATCGTAACGTCTGTGGTGAAGGGGTCGATTGTACCATTATTAGGAACTCCGCCCGTGTCCCACTCCCATAAGTCTTCAAAGGCATAGTCTCCGTTTAAAGCAGGGAATGAAGCATCTATCCAGTCTATCCATAGAGATACATTATAGTTCCATCCATTTTGGTGCTGGAACGTAGGCTTAGGCGGTGTTCCTGACAAGGTATCATCAGAAGTAGTCCAGCCATGGGTTAGCATCTTGGCGGTTGGCTCAAGCTTTAGAGAAGCGGAATCCGTAGCCCATTCTGCGCTGTCTGTTGGTTTAATAGCCATTCAAATTAGCCTCACTAAGTTAACAGCAATGAGTAATAACCAGCATCTTCATTTGACGCTATCTGTAAAACTTTGTCTCTGATGATACCGAAAGGATTGTTAGTGTTCCAATCAGTTTCTTGCGTATCATCATATCCTGAAAAGTCTGATACTAGTACAGACGATGCAACCACTACCCCATCTTTTGTTATCGTCGCAGAATCTACGCCGCCCTTCCTAAATAACAAGTCAACAGTCTCACCACCTGTAATTGTTCTTTTCGCAGCAAGCTTAAAACCGCCGATGCTGGTAAACGTCCACCGCACGCCAGCTTGGTCAACCAACTCTAGGTAGCTGCCGACTTTATCAAAGTTTACAAAGTCGAGATAGAGAACCCTACCTGGATTGTAAATGAGAACGAAGCTAAGACCTTGGTTGTTCACATCGGGGTTATAAGCTACCACCCTATCAGTTTCAGCAAAGGCCCCATTCGGCTCGAATTTATAGCTCTCATAGTATCTGAATGGCGGCAAGAATGGATCAATCAATGATAGGCCAGTAGGATTATACGCAGCGTAAAGAGATGCATCATCTTCATTATATGGCACGAAGTCGGCAAGAAAAGTAGCTGGTGAAATGAATAGTCGATCTCGATAGATCTCAGCCCTAACCGTTCCAGGCGTAGAAAAGAATATCTCAATCTTTAAATCTCCTGACACAATGCTCGAAGTGACAGTAGTTGAAATATTCCTAAGCCCCCACCTAACGCCAGAAGAATCGACTAGAACAATATAGTTTCCAAGCCTACCATTGGCTGCAGTATTTAGCCTCAGCGCTATCTCATCGGCGAACTCATTGCCTGCAACATTGTCCTCGACATATATGCTGAGTGCTAAATTATCAGTTGTAACCTCTTCTGCTAAAATTCTCAGAGAAGTTGTAAGGACGCCGCTTGCTGGGAAAGTATAAGCAGGATCATATGATATCGTTGTACTTTGAACATCCACTCTGTTGGCTGCAATGATGCCACCAGTTGGATAGCCAACATTGCGGTATGGGAAATCGGCTCTATTAGTATCATTCCAAGCAGTAAAGCCCAACCAATTGGCTGGCGTTGCAGGGACCAGGAGCCTCTTAGAATTAGTTAGATTCGACAGAAGCACGCCGTTCTCTGTGCCGTTATTATCCAGTTCTATATTGATCTGCCAATATGTGCCGTTGTCTACGAAGGTAGGAACCGTTGACGAGGGATTAAAAACGATCTTCCATCTTCGAAGGAAGAAGTCTACTAATTCGAATACACCACTACTCGTAATAGCATTATTTATCTCTGCTAGAAAGACACTGGGATTGTCACTGGTAAGCATAAAGATTTCAACTTGAGTCACTAGGCCGACGACAGCTACTCTTATCTTATCCGTAACAGGCATCGACCCTGCCGGTGCGTATACAAAAGAGTAGAAAGTTCTTTGGGACGAATCTACATTAGAGACTACTCCAAGCTTGTTATTATTCTCAAAGGCAATTTTATCGGTATCGTAATAGCTAGCCATCGTAGGCTGTTGATAGCTGGGCAATGTGAAGTGTCCAAAGTATTCTAACATACATGTATTGTCCGCTACCGCTACACGTTGGTTAAAATAATTACCGCTAGCTGAAGGAGTTACACTTGAATTTTGATTGCTGGTAACTATCCATTGAACATTATCCAAATCCCAAAATATAATCTCATTGTTAGATGTCGCAGCCCATACAACCAGTTCGTCTTCAAAGTCCTGACCTACAGAATCGTTAAGAGTTCTAAAAGTGAAGTAGAAGGAGTCACGAAGAATCCTTACATTGCTAGTTAAATCACCAAGGTCTTGGAATACATAAGAGAAAGATTCTACTCCACCATCTATAATGCTAGCGAATGGTCCGGCATCACCATCTCCGTCTATGGTAAAGGCGAAGACAGGGGAGAAACCCGAAGGGATGAAAACGATTCCCTCAAATTGAACGCCTGCCGACTTGGCTAGATTTATTATATCAGTTAGCAAGGCTGGCTCTGCGGGAACTACAGCACCAGTTAGATTGATAAAAAATACAGCCGGTGCAGGACCATCGAAAAGATAATACTCATCAGCTACTATCAACTTCGTCAACAGAGCTAAAATATCGCTAGCTCTACCCTCAGAATTGTAAGCAGCCACTAGGCCATACAGAACAGTTCTATATGTCTCATCATCTACTGGCCTAGTTTGAGCGTTTAAAAGATCTCCTAACAAGTCAAGGTTTTTACCTACTGCCGTATCTAATGTTAGATCAGCTTTGAATTTAAAAAGCTCTTCTTCTATCTCGTTAATCTTACTTGTAAAGGTGTCAAGTAAGGTTTTGAATATAGGAGAGCCCTTATATTGAGATAGAACTTTTATATTGCCAGCTACTTCGTGGTCAATGGCTTCCAGTTCTTTAGTCATTAGGGAGTATCCTCGACAACAATGTTAGCAAGAATAGTAGCTGCGTTCTCGAATACGTCGATAGCTATGTCGTCCGGCAAGGTAGGCGCAGGGGACGTATCCAAAAGAATCGTTAAGTCTATGATCCCAGGGACAAGATTCACAGGCGTATAGAGCCGATGATTTAAAACGTCCTGGCCGATCTCGAATGTGGTAAAGAAGTTAATCAAGTTATTCTTGATCTGGCTATCACCGTCGGAAGGATAATCATCAGCATCGATTGTTCTTTGGACAGTGATATAAACTGAAACGTCAACGGTAGAGCTAAATGGTACTTCGATACTCTCGCCGTTGACATCGACCACATCACCATGCCTACCGATAGTGTCCGTTGATACTGGCTTGATACCTAGAGACTTTGCATCATATATTGCTTGCCCTATGGCATTATTGGTTGACGCATCGTTTAGAGCGTTGACGAAGACTTCGAAGCTGTGCGGTGGCATAACATCTATCACGCCTGGAACGTCTACGGCGGTATCATTCTCAATAATCGACACGTTATAGGTATCGCTATTGATCGCAGCGACAACAGCCTCTCTTACGCCGCCAGCGGTAGCCGTTCCTTGCCTTGCTAGTTCTTGGTATCTCCTGAATCTATAGTCGGCGTCACTCTCTACTGGCCTTCCTTCTATGGTAGAAAATGGATTGTAGACTGCATCCCATCCCGCCACCGCATCTTTGATAGTTACTAGCTGCCCCTCAGCGGCTAGGACAAGAGCTTCATTAGATGAAAGAGTATTGGCGGGTGTAGTTTGAGAATAGTTATTCTGGTATCCCAGGATAGTGCCTGACTGCAAAGCATTGTTTTGTTGAAGGAGCACGTTACTACCTAGCGTCGCAGAATTTAACTGGATGGTAACGGCGGTATTTAATTCGAAAGTACCAGTAACAGTCACTGCAGTTACATTAGGCAGAGATTGAAGGGCCGTTTTTATCTCAGCGGCTGAAAAGTCATATTCGATAGCCACATAGTTTCCGTCCCATCCTAAATCTATAGTCCCACCCCTTGCTACAAGAGCATAGGATGCGACGTTAATAAATGGTCCTTGAAACGAAAGATTTATCGGTAAGTATGTTAGTTTCTCTAGCGTACTACTATTAACGACTAGCTCTTTGTCTATTATGGTATCAACTAATTCAACATGACAGAAGCCTGGTCCGGCAGTAACTCCCAAAGATACACCATCGAATCCGCCGAGTACCGTTACTTCTGTTATTCCTACGATACCTTCTATAGCGGTTTTTATCTCGGAAGGTGTCGCATCCCAATCAACCGTTACAAACAATCCATCGTAACCGAATTCTATCTGCCCTACGCTCGCAAGGCTTTCAACAACAATGGCTGAGGCGTCTTCTACTATAACGTAGTCAGTTATATCAGGGGCACCAACAGTATTCTTAGACGACAGGAGGAAGTCATTTACAGTATTCGTTACTGTGATTCGATTGCCTTGACCTATGCTGGTAGCTAGGTCGCCAACCAAATATACTCTAGCTTGCGAACTCTTAGCCATTGTTCTGGGAGTATTCGTCAAGCTGTTAGCTTCGTCAAGAGAAGTACCAGTAGCGGTCAGAGGAAAGTATGAGTTATAGATATCCTGCAAGCCATCCCAAGCCTCAGCCATCTGTGCTGAAAAGATATCTATCAACTGGCCAAACCTAGAACTAGGTGCAGCATTAACGACTTCACCAATCGTCGAAAGATTTTCCTCTATCTCAATTTGCAACTCTTCCTGAATTTCAGCTTGAGTTTTGGGAGTGAATCCATTTTCGTCTAGTCCGGCCATGTCATCTTATCCTTGTGTCTGTTCAGAGTATCTGAATATTATCCTTGATTAACGCCCCATCATCTGTGCGACAAACAAACTGCACAGTAAGCCCTCTAGTCTCTTTGATAAACCCTAGCTTTAATTCATCGACCGTAGCAACCCCAGGGGTTAGAAGTAATTCGTTTCGAATAATCCTATCAGTCTTATCTATAGGCAAAGGCTTGACGCTGAATATCTCTTGAATCCACGGCACACCTACTTGATTCCCAACTTCGTCAAGGAAGTATTCTCCTTGGAATGTCTGAAGCCTCGCTATCAGGTCTTGCCTTATGCCTTCATTAGTATCGGTGTCAGAGGTTAGTTTTAAATCACCATCAACTATGACGATATCCTTTACTATGTTGTCAAAAAATATGTCAGCCATCTTTCCCTCATTGTGTGCTTAGTTCTTCAAGCTCTTTGCCGATAGCTTGAAGAATTGGAGTATTTATCGGGTCGCTTATGGTTAAAGGTACTGGGATTGAACCGCCCCCAGGTGGTATCCTGCTACCGAATTCAGCCACTAAAAGTAAATCAATCAGTGTCTTTAATATGCCAACCAAATCCCTTTGCTTTAAACCCTTGGATGCGAGCAATGGGTTTATAAGAGCATTAGGATCTCCCAAGAATAGCTTCTCCGATAAAACATTCATTGCATCATTGGCATGTAGGAGATGCTTCGCCAGCATAGACTTGTGAGCTACGCCAGGAATCAAGAATCCATCACTAAGCTGAAACATGGTTGCATCTTTGAGCTTCCTAGATAAACCTTGCTTCCAGTTATCCAAGTTCCTTTGAGAGCATATCAGCACAGCCTTGTCCCCTGGCTCTAATGGAAAGATGATTGCCTTACTGCTAGTCATTGGGAAGCATATGGGGACACGTTGGACGGTAGGAGCCTCAACTATTTCGCCATCGTAGAACTCTGCGTCAAAGTCAGGTATCACATTCGCCAGTAGCTCTTTAGAGTCATAGCTGTCAATCGTCACAGGAAGACAGATATCAATGTTTAGTGCCCAATTTTGTATAGCGCTTTGCATCACATGCTCTAATGCTAATTCTGTCATTGCGTCCCCTATATTTCCGGTAACTGATCGGTACTAATAAAGTCACCGGCCCACTGTGTTAGGAAGTCACCTGTATATGTATTGCCAAAATGCTTAACAGAAGTCACTCGACAAAAGAATTTTTCTGCTACTCCTGATAAATCAGGCCCGAAGGTGGTTGGATTCGTAGCCCCTGCGTCAACATTAATAATTGTACCTACATTTATATCCGGGGTTAGAATCCCCCTTGACTCGATACCTGTAAATACTGTGCCTTGACCTTCTACGGCTGGCCTTGATATGAACTTGATATAGTCGATCTGTCCGAACTTCGGCGACCAAAGTAAAGAAGGACCAGCCAATAGCTGCCTAGCCTGTGGCCCTACAATGAATTCGTTTCTCCTTATGATGTTCACGGTGTTCATGGCTGTAATAAAGACATAATACTTTGGAGCATGTAACAAGGCTAGCAGCTCAACCGCATCCCCTCGCAAAGTCTTTGGCTCTGTATATACTACGTTGTCTTTAAAATCGAATTCGTTAACGCCAACAACGGTAGTTGATGGTAGCCCCCTATCAAAAGAACCTTTGATGAAAGTAATAAGGTCAATCGAGATTTGAGTGGTAGAGGCACCTATATTGTAGGTCTTCGAAAAATACCTAGCCTTGGTCATGAAATCGCCAGCGACCATAGGAAGGTTTAGGAAAGTATCATTGCCGACAATGCCAGTAGAGCTAGTGGTAGCCTTTCCAATAAAGACTTCTGCCAAGTCGCCGCCATGCCCTAACGAGAATGTGAACTGCCCAGGACGTTGGATCGCACGACTAGTATCAGGATTGATATTGTATATAGTTAGTTCTGCCTTATCAGTAGAGCCTATTGATATAGGGGGAACTGTTTTTGTAACAGTGAACTCTATCGCCAAGCCTGTCCTGTAATCGGGGAAGCTTAGATTATTCTCTTGAGCAAGCTTAACAGAGGCATCTGTTTTATTAAGGGGCAAGAACTCTAGCGCATAGTTCCTGCCGTAATTTATACCATCTTGAAAATTAGCCATCTTGACCTCAAGCCGGATCTACGTTTTGATAAAACAAACCAATCGCAGAACCAAAATTATCGAATGTACAGTCAAGGCCAGAATCAGCTACGTCCAAGAAAATTATATCTCCTATAGGCAAAGCATAAGGCTTGATTCTACCAGTTTGCTGAATGACATTGGTTAGGCATGGCTTAGGACCGAGCAAAACTTGGTTGGCATCACCCAATAGCTCCACATACCAAGTATCATTGCGGCCATTGTATTTAAAATTGAATGAGAACTTTTGACCATCCAAGCCATGAGACTGTTGATACGCTGCGAATTCATTATTTATAGTAAGCTGAGATATAGTCATGGCGTAGTCCCTGCAGTATTGGTAAAGGTATCTATTAACCGACTCGTCGAACTGCCGCTACCATTGACAACATTCTGATCGGCTTCACCGAGAGCCCCTGTCTTTGCAGAGTTCTTTGATACCGCACTACTACTAGGAGAACTTATTCCTTGTTCACCCTTTATCTGAATAATCCCTTGAGCCAGTAGCAAGCTAGTCTGAGCTATGAACACACGATCAAGAACACAGGTATAGCCAATCGAATCGCCTGTATCTGCGTTCCTGATAATGCTTAGGCCGCTAATTAGGAATGGAGCAATCTTACCGTCATTCTCTTTGTAGCCTTCCTTTGCGTAAGTAGTCCTTAGCTCTAATGGTTGGCCTCTATTAGACCACCTTTCTAGCTTATTATATGCTGCTTGAACGCTCGTTTCTATATCACTAAGCAAAGAGCCTAGAGGGGAGTTCCCAACCGCCTGTAGAGGATCTAACAGCGTATCAAGTAGGCTTCCAGTAGAGTTAGTATTGACCGCTGTAATGGTAACACTGAAGCCAGTTGTTCCAGACATATCAGTAACAGGGTAGCCGCCTTGCACTGGAAACTTCGTTAGCTCACTAGAGAAATTATAGTTCTCGCTTACCGTAGCATCGGAGGTGAAGGTATCATCGTTTGCTACCCAGTTAGCCGATATAGGATTAAGTAGGCCACGCTTCCAATCCAATGCAGCAAGTTGAAACTTGGTAGCACCGGCAAAGAATCCAAAGATAGTCATGCTAGCCTTCCCTGATTCCCTATGAGAGCCATCTGATTAGCAAGTTGATTCCTGACTACATTAGCTGGCTGTTGAGTTGTAATCTTAATATCTGTGTTGAAGTTATTAACCGCACCTTGATCAGCTTTATCTGGTTCAGCGAACTTTGATCTCTTTGAACTATTGATGAGATCCTGATCATCTTGTGGGAGGCTATTAAACCTCTCCTTCATTTTTTGTTCCTCTAATAGCTTATCATTCGTAGC